CTTCTACATCACAGGAGTTCAGCTGGAGGTCGGCTCTACCGCTACTAGCTTTGATTACAGACCTTTCGGTACTGAATTGGCGTTGTGTCAGAGGTATTTTCAATTATTTGGTTCGTTATCTACTCCCGCAACAAACATAATGCTGGGCAGTGCAATGGCTACAAGTTCTACTGGTGGTATGGCTGTAATTGCTTTAGCACAAGAAATGAGAACTTCCCCATCTTTAACATTTTCTTCAACTGCTTCAGCATTTAGAGTGGTAAATTCTGGTGATTCAAGTATTGCTTGTAATGCTGTGCCAACTGCTAATGTTCTTGGTAATAAAGCAATTCGAGTTAGTTTTGGTGTTGCTAGTGGAATAACTGCTGGAAACGCAACAATATTGTTTGGCGATACAAGCAATGCCGCTTGGATTGGTGCTTCATCGGAGTTATAAAATGTATAAATTATTCAATTCTTCTTTATCGCAATTTGTTATTCGTTTGTCGGATAACACATATATCCCATTCGACCCAGCCAACACCGACTATCAAAACTTTAAAAAGCAAATCAACGCTGACGAAGCACAGCTTCTTGATGCCGATGGTAATTTGATGACTGATGCTAAAGCTTATGTAGCTACTTTGCCATAGGTGAATCGTGAGTTTTGAGATTGACCCCGTTAAATACGGTGTACTTTGGCAGAAAGTAGAAAACTACGAGGCAAAGTTTGATGATATGTCAAAAAAGATTGACAAAATGGAAGCTTCTGTTGAAGAACTTGTTGCAATGGCTAACCGTTCTAGGGGCGGTTTTTGGGTCGGCATGGGGTTTGTATCAGCTATTAGTTCATTCGTGGGTTTTATCGCACATTGGCTTGGCAACAGATAGGTTAACAATGTGTCGGATGGCTTACTAGAGGGCGCAAAATCACTAAGCAGTTCCCTAAACGCCAGCAGGGATGTAAGTAAAGAACTCTCCAAAAGTATTGCGGATGTTCAGAAAGAAGCCGTAGATGTAGCCGCCCAGCGTAGCCTTGACAGGCGCAGGGAATTAAAAGAGAACGCAATTCGTCAAGAATTGTTCCTCAAAAAAGTCCTGATCCAATGGGAACATGAGGAAAAGGTTAGGCGGGAAGAAGCACAGTTAAGAGCAGACTTCCTTAAAAAGTACGGTAAACGCTGGGCAGAAGTCGAAGCATTAAAAGCAAAGCTAGAAAAGCAGGAAAAGGAATTACGCAAGGAGTTTGATAAAGACCTAAACCGTGCAAGAGTAGCGCAGTTTTGGTGTTTTGCAGTAGCGGCATGGATTGCTTATTTTTTGGTATGGGGTAAATGATGGATACATTACTTGGAATACTTAAAGGCGTTGCGCCTGTACTAGCCACAGCAGTAGCAGGGCCAGCAGGGGGTGCGGCAGTAGGCTGGATTGCATCTAAGCTAGGCATAGACGATGCAACCGTAGAAGGCGTTACTCAAGCCCTTACAGGCAATCCTGAGATGGCGTTAAAACTAAAGGAATTAGACCTTGAATACGCCAAATTAGAAGCCGCTGACCGTGATTCTGCCCGTAAAGCATATGCCGCTGTAGCTACTTCTGAGTACGCTACCAAGCTAGATAAGGCCGTAGTGCCTATATTAGCGTTAGGGGTCGTATGTTTAGCTTTTGCTTTGATTGCGGTTCTTATGTTCGTTAACACCCCGCAAGACCAACAGCAATTAATCATTTTTGCCCTAGGGTTTATTACTTCTGCGGCAGGTCAAGTCTTATCGTTTTATTTTGGTTCTAGCCAAGGCAGTAAAGACAAAAACAGAGAAATACAGGAGATGCTTAAAAAATGAATCTAAGCCCACATTTCACGCTCGAAGAACTAACCCACACCGATCACCGTCAATTTGACAATACGCCCAATGCTTCTGAGATGGCTAACCTTGTGCGCCTAGCCGCCTTCCTTGAGGAAGTTAAGACCGTTCTAGGTAATAAGCCCGTAATGATTAATTCTGCCTTCCGTTGCAAATAGGTAAACGATGCTGTAGGATCAAAGGACAGTAGTCAGCATCGGGTAGGGTGTGCGGCAGATATTCGAGTACCAAACATGACTCCCGATGAAGTCGTTAAAGCTGTTATTGCATCGGGGATTGGTTATGACCAAATTATTCGAGAATTTGACCGTTGGACACATATTAGTATTCCTAATAATGCTGGCGATAATCCTAGAAAACAAGCTTTAATTATCGACAAACAGGGTACTAGACCCTACGCCTAAAAGAGTTCGGTCAGGTCTACGATTTTCCACAGTTCCTTGGGTACATCGTAGAAATACTCATCCTTGGCTACCGCCTTGTTGGGTACTTCAATCAGCTGGCAATCCTTAATCTTATTCGCCCTGATCCAATAGGCATGGGTTAGGGGTCGATTGACCACATACATCGTGGTTCGGGGGTGGTTAAACAGCTTATCCTTGCGCTGGGCGATGTGGATGGTGTTATACGGGCAAAACTCCCAATCCCTAACTTCTACTTCTGCATACCCGATATGCTCACCCCTACGGCTTAATACAAGGTCTACAGCGTATTTGTCAGGGTTCGGGGTGGCATCTATATACCAAAGGTTTTTAAGCCACTTAGCGACCGCATCACGGGCGGGTGGGTCGCATTTATCGTGGAGTTCTTGGTCAAATTGCTTATATTGCATAACCGTGCATTAGGTAGTTAGTACCAAAAAACAGGATGCAAAACAGGATTGCCGCCAAACCGCCTAGCAAAAACTGCTTGATTGACTCCCTGCGCTTTTTCTTATTCTCATACGCAATCAGGCGGTTATAGGCTTCTACATCTGCCCAGCCCTTTGCCCGCATACGCTCCATATTGTCAAACTTACGCTTGGCTTCTAAATATGAAAGGTGATCTCGTTCGCTTTGTAACATGGTTTTCTCCTAAATAGCCCCCGCAGGGGCGTTGATTAACGGGCCGTAACTTTCAGGGTAATAACAGCGGTGGTCTTAGTGTGCTTCTCAATTAACTCAGCAGGCACATTCGCTTCAGCGTACACAGCTTTGTTATCTACTGTCTTGCGCTGGGATAAGGTAACACACGCTTTATACAGATTGCCTTCAATGTGACCTTCTTCTTGTTTGAGTTCTGCCTTGAGTGCTTCTGCTTGTGCTTCAAGGTCAGCGATTTGAGCCAACAACATACCTAATTGGTCAACTTTGGTAACTGCGATGTCTAAAACTTGCATTTGATTCTCCTTTTCTATCTCACTCCTTGATGGAGTAATGACAGTATAAGTTAAGTAATCTTAACAATGCAAGGTATTTTTATTAGGATAAACCCTATGTTTTGCGTAAAAACAACAGGGCAGTATTTAGCAGTTACTAGCAATAGGGCAGAAAGCCGCAAAATTCCCTAATTACTGCATCCTACTTTGGCGGCTTAACGCCCTTAAAAAGGTGACCTACTTGCAACTAACACTCACGCCCACGATGTTTTGCCGAGCAGGGTACGCCACTTGGCGGTTAGGAAAGGTAACCCGTGTAGATACACGAAAGTCGCTTTCGGTCATTGTAAGTGGGGTACTCGCTTGCGCTTTCCCCCGTTCCCGTGAAGGAACTTTTATTATAAGCCGTTCTTGATTTGGTAAAACCGCAGTAGATGCTCAAAGCATTCCCAGCCCTTTTGAAGCCGACCTTGCTCAATTTCGATTAGTTTGACCTGATCCGTATTAGCGTTAACAAACACGATAGCGCACCGTGCGCTGGGTACTCCTAGACCTTCACGGTAGGCGGCTAACTGCATCTCATGCTCAAAATACACATCCACCTTATCTAGGTCGGTTTCCTTGGTCTTAAAGTCCACAATAAAGCCCGCCTTTGACATAAGGTCACACTTGCCACCATACCCTAGGGGATGCCCAAAAGACCGCTCAGATAGCCATTCTTGCTTGCCAAATGCGGTATCCAAGGTTTCCACAATCTTATTGATGTACGGTGGCTTTTCGGGCATATACACGCCTTCAAACCACGATTGGATTAGCCCATGAATAGCCGTACCCCGCTCTGCCGCTTCCCTGCCCTGCGCCTTAGAATCCTGCATCACCCTAGCCAGCCAATCGGCTTCAGGTTCGTCAGGCAGTCTAGGTAGGGTTAGAGCCGCTAAGAGGACTTGTTGTTGCTTCCATGTATCAAGCCCTGCTTTCGATAGCAGTCCGTTAATTGTTGTAACACTTGGCAAAAGTCCAAGCTTCCGTGCGTCACGGAGCGTTGTTGGTCGTTCACCAGTTTTGCCGATGAATGTATAGGCTGGAGTGCCGTCTTTCTTGTACCAATGACCTGACACACTTGTTTTCTCCTTAACAATCATTACTGTTCCTTAGAATGGTGGTGGGCCAAAACTATCATCATCTGCCAATTTGG